TAACGAGAGTTCACCTTACGCTGAACTTGGTACGGCTGCGCATGAACTGGGTGAGTTCTGCTTAGTCAATGGACATGAAGATGCCTTCGCCTTCATTGGCCAAGAGCACAACGGCCACAAGGTTGACGACAACATGGCCCGTGCGGTGCAGGTTTACATCGACTACATCCGAGATGTGGCCGCATCGGAACCAAGCCTATGCCGCTATGAGAAACGCTTTAGCCTAGACAAACTTGATCCGCCCATGCCGATGTTCGGCACGGCTGACTGCATCATCTACGGCAAAGAGAGCGGGACACTATACGTCATCGACTATAAGCACGGCCAAGGTGTAGCAGTCGAAGTCGCGGACAACGAGCAGCTTAAATATTATGCGCTCGGTGGCATATTAGAGATTGGCGAGAAGGCTCCGGTCAACAAGGTTGTGACGGTTGTGGTACAGCCACGCGCCATGCACCCCGACGGGCCCGTGCGGGAATACAGCTACAGCCGTGACGATATTATGGACTTCGGCACAGAACTTATTGACGCAGCGTATGCGTCTTTGAAGCCGGACGCACCGCGCATCTCTGGCGACCACTGCAAGTTCTGCCTTGCGGCGGGGACTTGTTCGGCCCTGCGCAACAACGCCCTTGAGGTTGCACAAGACGAGTTCGGTACAGTACGAACCGTCAATGACCTAACCCCACAGGAAGTTGCGGACTATCTGCAAAGGGTTCCGCTGATTGAAGAGTGGATTAAATCTCTGCGCCGCCACGCCAATAGCTTGTTGGAAACAGGTGGCGGTCTCCCCGGCTACAAGCTGGTTGAGAAACGACCGACACGTCGCTGGCGTGTTGAAGAAGAGTTTGTGGCTTGGGCCACAGAAGAAGGTCTCGATGACGACGACATCTACGAAAAGAAGTTGAAGTCGCCACCGCAGATCGAGCGTGTTGTAGGTAAGAAGAACTTGCCTGCATCGCTCGTCATAGCTGTATCATCCGGCACATCAATGGTCGCTGATACAGATAACCGTCCGGCTGTAGCCTCGTTGGCCGCAGACGATTTCACCGTTGAATAAGGAAACACCGATGTCAAAAGTTATTACACCAGAAGCAATCATCTCTTATCCGCATGTGTTCGAACCACAGACACCTCCGGGTGCAAGTGAGCCAGTTTATTCCTGCTGCCTCGTATTCCCCGATGGGACTGACATGTCCGAACTGAAGGCGACGGCTGCCGCTGTGGCTAAGGAGAAGTGGGGAGACAAGACCAAATCGTTGATGGAAGGCGGCAAAATCCGTATGCCTTTCCGCAACGACGGCGAAGAGAAGGGCTATCCAGAAGGCTCGATCTTCATGAACGTCAAGTCGAAGCAGGCCCCCGGTATCGTTAGCAAGTTTGCTGGCGAGAACGGCAAGCCTGCTCCGATTACCGACCCTAAAGAAATCTACCCCGGTGCGAAGGTCCGTGCCTCGCTGCGCGCTTATGCGTACAGCGTGAACGGCAACAACGGCGTTGCGTTCTCTCTGGGCAATCTTCAGAAGGTGGCTGACGGTCCTCGTATGGATGGCCGTCTGTCTGCTGCGGACGAGTTCACTGCGACGGAGCGTCCGTCCGCAGACATCTCGGACCTTGACGATTTGCTTTAAGTGAAGGGAAGGGCCGGGGAGTTTGGAAGTCGCCCCGGCCCTTCTTAATCTAACGCCTCAGAGATCATCTGGGCTTTCTTGGCTAAGGTCTTAGCCACAATCTCATCAACAGAATTGACAAGGCCGAACGTCCGCACGATGACGGGCTTTGTCTGGCCGATACGGTGGCAACGCTTAGCCGCCTGCGCGTTCACCGCCGGAACCCAATCCATCTCTACGAACGCCACCTGACTTGCGGCTGTCAGCGTAATCGCCGTAGAACATGCGGTGATCTGGCCGATAAATACCCGCACTTTTGGGTCGGTCTGGAAGTTGTCAATCGCTGCTTGACGGTCGGCTGTCGGCATACCGCCTGCGACTACCACAGGGTTAAACTCTTGTAGTTTATCGTAGAGCGTCTGTATCGCGTCGGTGTGGTAGGCGAAGATGACGATCTTGTCGTAGGCATCATCAGCCAATTCGCCCGCTATCTGTGTGGCGATGGGCGCTGCCTTGGCCGCACCTGTCAGCCGTCTTAATGACGCGATATGCGGGGCGATGCTCTCAATCTCTGAAGCCAAGTCTTGCCCGGTAAGGGAATGCGCGAGGATCATATCGACCGCTTCGGCTTGGCGTGGATCGTCGATGTGTTTCCTGTCGCTCCAGTTTTCTATCTCGACCGGCGCGCTCTGCCACCAGATAGGCGGCAAATCTTTCAGCACCACCTCGCCCTTGCGGCGGAGCATGATCGACTGGAGTACGGTCTTGAACTCGGCCATGCGCTCGGCCTTGTTGCCGAGAACCTGAAGGCCGAACTGGCCGCTCCATGTCTTGCAGAAATACGTTGTGTATTCGGCGAAGTTTAGTGGGTACTGCCAAATCGCTTTAAGATGCGTCCAGAAATCGCTGACATTATTAGGGATGGGAGTACCGCTAAGAAGCCAAACACGATCAGCAAACTTAACAAGACCGTCACCGCGACAATACTGACCATATAGATACTTTGTGCGCTTAGCAGTACGGTTCTTGAGATAATGAGCCTCATCCAGAACGAGAACGTCTGGCTCAAACTTTGCGATCTCATTGCGAACCTCCTTCGACTGTGTGATTTTATCATAGCTGAAGACTTTGACTTCGCGCTCGACGGTCCCCCATCGCTCGAACTCACGACGCCAGTTGATCTTAGCTATGGCTGGGCAGATCACGACGACCTTTGTTAAGCCGAGTGTATCACAGGCCGCGATAACTTGAAGTGTTTTGCCAAGGCCCTGCTCATCGGCAAGGAATGCGGCCGGGTTCTTACAGAGAAAGTCTGCGCCGACCTTTTGGTAATCGAATAGATGGTTCATCGTCTTCCCTCTCGGCGGCGTAGCAAGCGATAAGCGCAGCTTCGGCCCGGCCGTCATCCTTTTTGCGTGCGAAGAGATGAGCGTAATCCGGGAACAACTCTTGTGCCCGCTGCCGACTACCGTCCTTCCCTCCGAACGTGCGCATAGACTTAATCCAAGTCGCAGGCGGTATCAACTCAAAAGATACAGACAGGCCAGCAAGGACACCTTCGACGATACCACCGGCCCTGCCAAACGCGTAGGTCGAGGAAACCCCTTGCCCCGGCATAGCCCACGTTTTCTCAAGTAGAGCCTTTTCGTTTCCGGTTACATGTGGGCGAAGCGCATCGGCCAGCATGTGTGCGTCAACCTGATTGACGACACGCGGCCCGCGTTTGACTTTAAGAGTAGGCATGTCGATGATGACAAGTTCTCGGCTATCCTTATCCAGAATAGCTACAGCCCCGAACGCGCCGGGATCAATGCCCATGAACTTCATGGGCGGTGTGTATAGTATTAGAAGCTAGTTCGCAAGTTACTGCGTGGCCCCAAAGACTTACGATGGCGAAGCCCGTCGGGTTTGTGGCGACGCTTGGACTTTGGCTGCGGCCGCCATGACATATCTTTGACACCACTCTTCTTGGCCATTACTCGCCTTTCGTATAGACCTTATAGTCGCCGGGATCGGTGAACTGAGTACCGACAGGAAGCGCGTCGTATTGTTCTTGGCTCTTCATAAGAGGGGCCTTGGTCAACTGGCGTAGCAATGTATCCGCTGACATTCCCGTGCGGCGCTCGACTTGGCGGTTGAGCATAATCTTCGCTTCACGCTTCATGCCTCGGTATGATTTTAGCAAAGAAAGTTCTGGGTTCTCCGCGCTGAACTTAGCGTTGGCGGTTTCACGCGCCTTAGCATACATGTCTTTAATTGCTGCGGATTTGCCGACATTATCAAGGCTCTGATACTTAGCGGACCGTAACAACGGCGCAATTTTGCGCTCGGCGATGATGCCTAAGTCGCGGTTAACAAGGCGGTCGATTGCGGGTTCGCCAGTCTTCGACCCCACATCGTAAGGCGTAAGGCCAAGTTTATCCAACTCGCTTTCGACAATGTTCTTGACCGGACGGATTGTGGCTCCGAGAAGCTGACGCAACGCGGGGTCTTCAGTGGTCAATGGCCCTTCACGCGTCGCCGATGGCGCGGCTGGAACGCCCATTGCCTGCTGCGCTCCGGGTATTGGACGCACAAGAGCGGCAAGCGGGTTGTCCTTGGTGTCGCGGTAGACCGCTTCTTCTGGATCGTACTGGGCGTAGAAATCTTTGAACGTGCTGAACGGTTGCAAGAAGCCAGCGCCCACGCCAGCCAGCCAACTTGTCGTAATCGTCTTTGCTTTGTCGAGGTTTCCGGCAGCGCCGGACAAATCCTTAAGAAGCTGGTCGGTTACATATAGGCCCGTGCCTGCGCGGAACTGCGCGCCGGATAGACCCTGAAGAATGTCGGCTGTCTGAAACGCCTGATCGAGAGTGTTGTCTTGCGCACGCTTGATAATATCGGCGACTAATAGATACGGAGCCGCAGGGAAGTACGGACGTAGGTCAACAGTCCGGCCGTCTGGCAAGCGGCCTTCGTACCATTTCTCCCCAGCGTTCTCGCTGTTGCGGAACTGGTATGCGCCGTACAGCATGGTTGAACCAATTAACCCCTTTGACAAAACACCAGTATCGCCTTCGGCAATCTTTTTAAGTTCAGTCGGGGAGAACAGCCGCGTCGTCGTTCCC